AGTAGCGATCTGACCACTAGAAATATCCCAAGCTATATTAGATGCATCCGTCAACGTTTGACTTAATACGTTTGCTTGTGCTGTACTTACAGTACCCGAAAATGTGATTGTATTGGAGAATGTATATTGTGCAGCTGTGTTGACGCCAGCAGCCGATACAGTAGCCCAGTATACACCACCTGTTGAATTAACTGTTAGTACTTGACCTGTTGTTCCGAATCCACCATTCGCAGAGAGACTTTGACCAAGAACAACGTTAGCAGAAAATGTTATAACGTTAGCAAGTGTGAAAGCAGCGGAAGTATTAACGATACCCGATGGTAAACGTGCGTATGGAAGAGTGCCAGTCGTAAGTAACGCAGCGTTAGTGTAATACGCTGCGTTCTGACCATTGAAGTAAGTAGCATTATTAGATGTAATTAAAGCTACGTTAGCGGCAAGACCGGAGAGTGTCTGATAGCTAGAAAGATTAGACGATAACTGAGCGTTTGAAACAACATTTGCTGCAGAGACTGAACCAACGAAAGAAGTGTTGTTAGCAGTGTTAACCGCGATAACTGAAGGTAGACCAGCAGTGTTCGTATAGTTAGCTAAGTTAGCTACGAGCTGTGCGTTTGATACTACGTTAGCAGCGGGTAAAGTACCAATAAATCCTGCGGCATTTGCAGTAAGTAAAACTACGTTAGCAGAGAGACCCGCTAGTGTCTGGTAGTTACTTAAGTTAGAAGATAGCTGAGCGTTTGAAACTACGTTAGCCGCTGGAAGAGTACCAATGAATCCTGCAGCGTTTGCCGTCAGAGGAGCAACGTTTGCAGCTAATCCGGCAAGAGTCTGATAAAGAGCAAGATTAGCAGCAAGACTGGTGTCAAAAACAACATTACTATAGAGTTCATCGAAGTTACTGTTTACTTTGATGAATCCAGCGCGGAGCGTATCACCGGTTCCGTCATTTGGCGCTGTACCTATGTTAATAGTTTGTTTTGCCACTTTTAGATCCCTTAGAGTTGATCAACCGTATAATACGTGCTGTCAGTTTTTAATGTCGTGTCATCGATGGTAATATATACTGGTAGAACGAAAAGTGGTGCAGTTGATTCTTCACCGATTCCAAAGTTTGTTTTTTCATCACTCGTCTTAAGATACTCACCGAAAAGTTCGCTACCCGCAGTATGAAACGTTTTGTACAAGATATTCTTATATCTATCAAGAGTAGAAGCAGTTCTAATCTGATATGAGAAATCTTGGTAGAAATAACTATCTTGAATATATTTATTAGAATCTAAAAAGCCTCTATCCGAATCCCAATAACCTAATGTTTTACCTAAGCCGGCTTTCTTGACTCTACCAGTAACTTGAGCAGTTAGATTAAACTCATTGATTGAAGTCGTTAAGATTGCACCCTTACCATTCAGTGATCTCACTGCTATGTAAGGAACTTTCGTGTAACCAGAACCTGAGTATTGAAGTGTTGTGCTGGTGATAACACCATTTGCATCTGTAGAAACAAAACCAGAAGCTGTCTTCTCACTACCGCCACCGTTAGAGAAAATAATAACGTCTCCGTTCGAGTATCCGGTACCACCCGATAAAATTGTTAGAGTATTCAAACCAGCGTAAAGATAAGCAGTTACTGGCTCGTCTTGAGCGTATCCCTTACCGGCGTTAACAGCAATCACCTTACTAATAACGCCGTTACCAGTAATTGGACTCGCTGTAACTAAACTATTCAAGCCATTTATGGTACCATCATTGCGAAGCATATAAGTTTCATAGGAAGCAAAGTTAGATGGAAGAATCGCTGGAGATACTCTATATTTCGCAGATGTTGTTGAGCTATAAGTCGGCTTATTCCAAAGAATTATAGATGTATCATTAGCAACTTGCTTAATGACTTGATACTCTTTAGTATGAGTATTCGAGCTGTTAGCTTGCAAGTAGATAACGTCATTAGCAGAAAAGAATCGTGTGAAATTAGTACTGACACCCGTGATAGTATTTGAAGTCGTAGAATACGTTACGTTACCCGATAAGTCATACGCTGAGTCTCTTGTGCTTCTAATAAAGATGGTAGGTGATGAAGTATAGTCTTGACCAGTCTTAATGTTATTAAGCTTAGCGAGAGTTCCAAAGTATTGATTAGCGTAACTAAAAACAGAAGATAACGTAGAACCAGAGTTACCCGACGTGTTAGCCGGAAATCCAAAGCTCGCTGAATTGATAGCTAAATCAAGATAGTCTGTAACCAAGTCAGTGTTATATGTAATATTCTGAGTAGAAGATAAAGCACCTAATTCAAAAGAAGCGCCGCTTCCATTCGCAGATGATTTATAGAAAAAGATCTGAGAGTTAGATGTAAGACCAAAACCGCCTTGGGCGATATTAAAGTTTAAAGTACCATTGGCCGATGTTGTCTCAATAACTTTTAAGATACCATCAACACCATGTGATAAAGATTTACCCGTATCCGGATCACGAGAAGCGATCTTAATCTTATCACCTAGTAGAAAATCTTGACCACCGTTTGTAATTTCAAGTGTATTCAAAGAACCAATAATAATCGGAGCTTGGAGTAACGAAGTTCCGTCATCTTTATTCTGCTCGATAAGAACTTTTTCACCCTTGATGAAAGTTGCGCCACGTGGGAAAATAGAACTCAGCTGAAGTGTACAGATGATAGTTTCATTGATAGGTTCTTTAGAGTAATTCTCAACTGTAGCGGTAGTCTTTGAACCAAGACCTATGATACGCTTACCGACGTAAGAAGGTGTGATATTACTGTCAGAAACTTCGAGATAAAGAGGTTGCTTCCACGTGCCATCTGATAAACGTAAAACATCTTCTGATGGAAGATAAACATCAACATCTTCGTTGTAGATTAATCTAAACAGAAGCTTGTAACACTGTATAGTACCTTTAGAACGATACACATCAAGAATATGCTTCAGAAGAAATCTTTTATTGATGATCGTATTAAAAGGAATTCCATAAAGATACTTACGTTGAAAGTGTTCAAGAAAACTCTCTAACGTATTATCAATATCTCTGTAATCGAAAAGGTTCCTGCTCTCAGCGATAGGATTACCTTCTGTTTCTAGCCACTCATAATATGCTTTAACAAACGTAACAAAGTTGTCTCCCTCGTCTAAGTAGAACTGAGGAAATTGAGACTCGATAAAATTCGATATCTTTTTTTCGACTGAGAATTCCATTACTTGATCGTCTCGATTACATCAACGGTAACGTCTAAACTATTGATATCAATCAAGAGAATACTATTATCATTAATAATGATATCTTTAGCGGCTGGTACAAACTTAATAGAGATATACTGATCGTAATAAGATGTAGTAAACGCTTTCAATGTTACTAGACCCGTAGAGTAGTTAATTGAACCGGCGTTTCTTAATACGATAGTAAAGACACCTTCAAGAATAGTGTAGATAAGAATAGTACCTAAGTTATCATCTCTGAAGTAACAATTAGTCCACTCTTTACCTTTCGCATCTATGTAAGTAAAAGCGGTTGAAGTAAGCATAGGTTCGTCGCTCAAAGCATTAGTCTTTGAGTAACCAGGAGATTCAGCTTCAACATCAGCTTTATTATTGAATGGAATGCTATAAGAAGTAGCATAATTTAAAGTTGGAGTAATTCTTTTAACGAGGAAAACACTAGTGTCATTGCTCGTTATACTCGTGTCAGCACCATCGACACTCGCAACAAACTTAGAATAACGGAAATCATTACCAAACTTTTCAAGATTATTAGTACTAAAAGTAGAGATAGTGTTTCTTATGATACTTTTAATCTCAGATGAGATCTTAGTAGTAGCTTGCTTGTTATATTGTACTCGTGTATCGATACCAACATAATAATATTCCGGATCCGCAACAATGACACGAGTCGGAAGAGAAGTGTAATTCTTTAAGAAAGAAGAAACATCATCCTTCAAGTATTGTGGAGCGATAGTTCCACCGGCCGGCTTGAGAGCTACGACAACACGACCATATTGCTTAGGTTCAAGTGTCTCTCCGCCATATACAGTTACGTCATCAAACTGACCGCCAAAGTTATTGAGTACTAACGCTGAGAAGTCGTCTGTTGTAACTGCTCTCTGCTGTGTAGCAAAGTAACGAGGTGCAGAGAATCTAATCGACTCAATAGATTGAGGTTCAGCAGATCCCGCTGAAGTTTGATTAACAGTGATAGCGCTTAAAACTGCTGAGCCACTATTATCTACACCAAGATCACGCGTGCAAATAAATGATGTTATACCATCGGCTTTTACGCCGTGACATACGCGATATTCGATAAAGATGATAGATTGATTATCTGGTTGCTTACCGAATAGACCGTCACCAAACACAATCTCATAGAGACCATTCTGAGCAGCTTGCAAGAAGTATACTTCAGATGTTGAAGATAAGTTGAATAATGTTTCAACTGGTGTGTAAACTGTATTAGAACCACTTGAACTTACAGTTACTGTAATGCTAGCTGTATCGATATACTGATTGGTTAGAACAAACTTTTGACTCTCAACGGTATTATCAACAACAAAGATATCTGTGTTGTATGTACCTTCGTAAATTAATAAGTTTGAAACTGAGTATGTTGAGTTTGATGAAGTGTAGTTATGAAGCTTATCAGTAACAAACGTATAAACACCATTAGCATTAGTTCCGCTGAATGTAGTACCCTTAGGAATAGTTAGGACGCCATTGATACCCGTAGTTCCAACGTCGAAAGAAACAATAGAAGTTGAAGACTTTGCAGACTGTGGTAAGTAGTTCATCTCTTTAGCGTGAGACACTACTGAGTCAAGCTTCTGAGCTGAGTCAAGGAACATCTCAGAAGCGACCATGTTGAGATAGAACGAATTGAGATAGCTGTTATACGTCATTACGTCCAGAAGGACGTTCATGTTTGAGCTATCAAAATTATAGTCTTTGAACACCGACTGAGAAGACAGGTAATTCTTAAACTCTTGTTTAAGCGTATTAAAGTCTAAGCTAGACAGTGAGATCGAGTTATTGGCCATTACCTGACTCTTCTAAGGAAAATTGTAAATGAAACCGGTTGTGGATTATTTATTACCGAAAAAACAACGTTGATTGACAGTGAGTTATTATCTGGGTCTTCATATGGGGTAACATTAAGAAGATTAACTCGAGGTTCAAACTGATTAACTGATAAGTTAATGTGTCTGATGAGCTCTTCTTCCATGAATGGGCCAAAGTTTTCAAACAATACTTTTCTAACACCACAACCGTAATATGGACTAAAGAATCTTTCGCCAACTTCAGTCAACACAGCGTTCTTAATGGCTTGCTTGACCGAGTCTTCGTTCTTTAAAAGAACAAGCTCTCGACTAATAGGATGCTTCGTAAAGCTGCTTGGAAAGTCTGAGTATGTTTCAGCTTTCTTTTGTGTCTGTGTTATACTTTCCGCTCTAGTAACCATCTTTTTCTCTTATGATACTTGAACTAAGTCATCGTAACCGGTAGCGTTTGGTGCACAATGAGCTCCGCCGGGAATAGGACATAATGCATCACCGGCTGCGGAATCACCTTGTACTATAACACCCTTGCCGTTAATCTTTAACCAACCGTGTGAAGTTGATAAAGGTCCACCACCATCAGTATTGTTATCGCCATCAACCGACCATAACTTACCTTCAATTTTTACAAAGTCTTGCCCAGTTACTATCGTAGTCGCGCCGCACGCTCTCGAGTTACCGTGTACATGAGAGTACGCCATTATGGTTTCTCAAAGTTAATTGCGGCAGACTTGATAGTGATCTTATCTGGCTCTATGACTATAGACGAACCTCCAACACTAATAGTGATCTTAGTACTAGAAGATATATTTATGTCTTTAGAAGAAGTGATATCAGTGCCTTTGGCAGAGTATGCTGCTAAAGCGGCCGAAGAAGTTAAGAAGACATCTTCCTGGCCGGCCATAGACACAGTTTTAGAAGCGTTAACATTGAAATCATTTACGTTGTAGAATATGCCACCGTCTTCCACGACAAATGTCTGATCACCATTCATCTGGTGCTTACCGTTGCCACCCTTGCTTATATCATTCTTTGAGTCAGAAGTTGCGTTTTGTTGTGTTCCTTGAGAAGCTTTAGTCGAGTCACCACCATCTTCTTGGTGTCCACCCTGTCCGTTTCTGCTCGATTCACCACCGCCAACGTTACTATCACTGTGTCCGGTCGCCGTAGAAGTAACGCTATCAAAAAATGTTTTAACACCGCTAGTCGACGATTGATTTACTTCACCATCACCTTTAGTTAAACTAACGTGAAAGCCACCATCACTAGTTAAGAATCCCTCAATCTTTTGACGATTGTTTGGATCCATAGAGACCATTTGATAACTACCGTCGACAGAAGTTTTTACCTGTCTCAAGTAATTTCCCGGTGCGTCCGGATGATCTGCTAGTCTATCGTTTGAAACTTTCTTAGCCATATCTTTTATCCAAAGTTTCCGTAACCGTTAGGGAACACTGCACTAGCTTGAGCGATTGAACCACCGCCTTGAGCGATAGATCCAATAGCAGAACCAGTCTGCTCCACGATCGACAAACCTGCCGCAACCGCATGAATAGTATCACCGAAAGGTGTTACCATCTTAAATGATCCTACTTGTGCTGCAATACCTGCAGCTGCACCAACCATTCCAGCTATCGCTTCGGCTTGTGACTTTCCAAAGATATTCTTTGCCGCAGATGCTGCCGCAGTTGTTAACGCTAAAGCTTTAGTAGCTTGTATAGCACCAGCAGTTATAGCACCGGCATTCAAAGATGGAACACTAGGTAACTTACCCATCAATGTACCCGTTATGATAGAACCAGCACCCGGAATAAGAGAAGCTGCATTTCCAAGTAACCCATCTAATCCACAACCTAGTATCTTATTCAATCCACCGCTAATAATGTTATTCATACTTCCATTCAATGCACCGGCTAGCGCTGCTGCACCGACTGCAACACCAAGAGTATTAGTTGCAGTTGAAGCTAAACTATTAATC